CAACATACACAGCAAGTGGTACGTCGCTGGATCAGGCACTTGTTTGGCTTTTTCTTCGGCGGAGGTATTGAGCACCCCGCTTAGATCAACCGCACTGACATCAAATTCACTCATCTTCATATTCCTTAGTTTTTCGCACGAGGTCAGCAAGTTCATACTGCGCGGTTTGCAGACCCCGGATAGTTCCGCACAGTTCTTTGTAGTGGTCGTGGGATTTAGCTCCACCACCACTGACAACATCGACCAATTGCTTGACATGCTCGTCAAGTTTTTTGTTTAACACCTCAAGCAAACTGGCCATGATTACTCCTTATTACCTTGTAATAACCGTTGAATTCTGTCTAGATCAGCATGCTTCATCTTCTGTTCATGGACTTGCCCGCCATGAGCCATCTTCTGCTGAACCTGAGCTTGCTGCTGAGCCATAGCTTGCTGCTGTTGCATCTGGGCTTGTTGTTGCTGAGCTTGCGCTTGCTGCAACTCCATTTGTTTAGCCGCTATCTCTAAGCCATGCAACTCTTGAGCTTGAGCAATTTCTTGCTGTAGTCGCATCGCAGCAAGTGCTGGGTCTTCGCCACCGCGAGTCGCGCTTTCTTGTGCCTTGAGTGACAACTCTTCAGCCTTGAGCTGCAAGTCACCCTTGACTTTGAGTGCTTTGATTTCAGCTTCTTGTTTCTTGATTTGAAGTTCAGCTTGTTGCATCTGAATGATTGGATCTTGGGCTTGTTGAGCAGCTTGCTGCTGAGCCTGTTTAGCCTTGTCCATTGCAAGAAGTTGCGTAGAAGCCTGAGCCACCAGTTTAGAGATCTGCACTTCGGCGTTCTCATCCAACTTAGCATCGGGTGCTGGCAATGTAGCGCCCAGTTGCTCCTGAATTTTCTGACGGTACTGGAACGCAACGTGCTCTGAAACGTGAGCCATGATCGCAGCTTGGATCTGCTGAGCCATCGGGTTCTGACCAATCTGCCCCATCACAATCGGATCCTGCATCATTGATGTGTGTACAGCAATGTGAGCATCGTGATCTTGGTAGATAAACGCTTTAGTCGGCTTACCGGTTAAGAACGACATATTCTCAGACACAGGGTCACGAGGAGTCTGGTCGTCATCTATCGGCACGAGCTTGTCTGCGTTTTTGATGCCTAAAACCTCAATCATCTGGCGATGCAACAAGGGCAAGTCATAAATCTGTGGAGCGCCTTGAGCCAGCTGAATAACAGCTTGGTACTGCATGATGCGCTGCGCCATCGTTGCACTGTTGGGGTCACTGACTGGAATTACCGACACCATGTCGTAGTCAGCTTGCTTGGCTTGACGATCACCTTCTGCTGGGTCGTAGCTGTACTCTTCTGGCGTATGGTCACGAATAATGTTGCGCAGAAGCTGGAACTCTTGCTTCATTGAGTAGTGAATACGCGCTTGAACAGCAGACATCGTCTTGAGCTGACGCTCCAACAGAGCCAGCGTTGTACCCACTGGGGAGTTGGCGGACATATCGCTAACGTTCATGTCAGCAATAGAACCCAGACGGCGGCCTTCTTCGGTTACTTTATCTAAGAGACTTGCCAGAACTTGTGACGGTTCTTTGTATGGCAGCGCCATGATGTTATCTTTAACCGAGCCACTGGGCACGTCCACATCCCGGAACTCGCCGGGACTAATTGGGGTATCGTCGTCCTTAATACGCAGACCACGAGTCTTAAGACCACCGGGCAAGTTAGACAGCGTGCCAGCGTCAATTAATTGACGGATCAGGGAAGTGCCTGCACGGGCATAGCCACCGATTAAGTGGATCAAGCCAAGACCATAAGCACCGAAGCCGGGTACGTATGTGTACTGTACGAAGTGTTGGCGTTTTAATTTCTTCTTGTCATCCTCTTCCCAGTTACGACGGATGGCGAGCACTGTACTAGTGCCGCGCTCAATGGTAATAACATAAGGAAGCGCAATGCCATCTTCGTCTTCATAACCGGGCAGGTCGTAGTCGATGTGCACCTCAAGGATCTGATAGCGGTCGTCGTCTGTCAGGCTGTAACCCTGATCTTCCGCTTTCTTCTTCTCTACGTCTGTGTGAATCGCAACAGGCTCACCCAAGTCTTCATCAACGTAAAAGCCCGCGACTTGTAATTTCTTTAAGTCATTCTTGGTCTTGCGCATGACGTGAGTCAAACGCTCTGCTGTGTTGGCACTGGACGCGCCATACGGAATAATAATGTCTTCAGCAGGAATAAACATCGCCACCTGACGGTCAAGCGACGGGTCAAAATAAACTTTCTTGAACGCTGCACCGGCCAGTCCAAGGTTGTACAACATGCGCTCATGCTCTGGGCGGTACTCAGTCATCACCTCGGTGAGCTGGTAGTTCATGTCATCTCTTACACGCTCCGCCGCTTGTTCCTTAAGTTTGTCAATCGCACCGACAATCTCTGTTTTAACTGGACCCGCCGCTGGGAACGTTTCAATAATCGTCTCACTCTGGAAACGAACGGCAGCTTCGGTAAGAACAGTCGAAAATACACCACACGCCCCCAACCATGGCTCAGTACGCTCTTCATATTTCATCCCCAAAACATCTAAGCCCTTGACGTACATGTCCACCCACTCTTTGCGGGAGTTAATGTCTGCGTCCACCATCTCAATAATGTCGCTGGCTACTTTCTGAAGCTCACCGGAGTCCATGTCCTCGGCAAGGTTGGCATCAAACGACACTTCAGTCACATCGCCGGGCATCAAGTCAATGACCGTGCCGTCCATATTTAGGCGAACACCCTCGGGGTTCTCAATCTCGATCTCAATCACGGGCATGTCGCCCGTATCGTCCAACGCGTCCAAGCCCAGTGGAGCTTGCGACAATGAGGGGAACATATTAGTAGCCATTGTGTGTCCTTACGGTATTCTTAATAGTACGCCTGCCGACGGGCCGCGTAACGGGGTTCATTATCCTCGTGGTCACTGCTCAAGCGCAATAGCCCACCCTTGCGAATTCTCATCAAGGCAAGTGTCATTGTGTCAACCTCGTCGTCATGCTCGCCCGCAGGAAACGCTAAGATCTCCTCCACAGTGGCCGCAGCCCACGCATTCTCGGGGAACCACACATGCCCAGACGCAAACATATCTGCCACGGCGTTAAGTCTGGCAATCTTGTCCTGACCCTTACCCGGACTGAAGTCCTGCACAAATATACCTGACCTACGCATCTCGTCAATCAGCGGCTGACCGCTGGCCTTGGCCTCGACGATCACACTGTCGGGCTGCCACTCTTTAAACTGCTCGTGCGCCATCGCTTTTAACTCCGGGAACTCATATTTCCCCTTGACCTTGTTCAGCAGGATGACGTTCTCCGTCCCGTCGTCCTCATTTGTCCACGTACCCCACGTATGGCACACAGAAAAGTCAGACCGCTGCTTGGTGGTAAGCGCCGTATCAAACGACTGCACAATAAAGTTAATTTTAGGCGGATCATCCTTCTCCCACCAGCGTATCCAGTCCCGTTTTATGATCGCAGCCTCGGCTGCGGTTGGGTTTTGCTGGTACTGAGCGAACCATTGCCACATGATGTGGTGCATCGACGCCCGGGTTTGCTGCAGAGATTCCAAAGACCACTGTTCTGGCCAGATTGACTTCTCTTCTTCTGTGTTTTCGTTCAAAATTGCAGGGAATTCAAACGTTTCGTACTTGTCCCCGCCCTCGTTCATGGCAGAGTCTTTAATTAGCCGCCCAATCAGGTCCCGCTGGTGCCACCTTGTGTGTAATACGCAGATTTTTCCCTCTGGCATCAAGCGGGTACGCAGGCCAGCACTGAACCACTCGTAAGTTGAGTCAAGGGAGCTGGTGTTTCCAGCCTTAATGTCCTGTTCTGACAGCGGATCGTCGGCAATAATCAAGTGAGCGCCCCGTCCGGCCAGCGCACCACCCACACCAATTGCAAAATACTCACCACCTTTGGTCGTATTCCACTGCGCAGCAGCTTTTGCATCGCTCGCAATGCTTGTTTGGGGAAAAATTGCCTTGTATTCCGGTGTCGTAATCAAATTTCGCACCTTGCGGGCCATGACAACCGCCAAATCTGCAGTGTGTGAGGCAACAATTACCTTGTGGTCGGGGTGTTTTCCCAAGTACCAAGCCGGATAGTAGATAGAAATCATCTGGGACTTGCCCATACGGGGTGCCATCGACACGGCAATCCGGTTTTTAACGTTTTGCTCGACCTCCATCAGCAGGCCGCCCAGTCTTTTTAGGTGCGCACCAAACTTATAGTTAGGATCAATTGCAGCAATGAACGACAAAAAGTCGTTTTGGGCCAAGCTTTGCCGCTTCCTGCCGTCCAACTCATCGAACATGGCAATTAATTCAGCCGCCTCATCCTTTGGCAGCTTCTTCGAAATCCGCTCAATTAACTCTGGCGTTAGTGTGGCATCCATTAGAGCGCCTCGATGTCAGACACATCTATTTGTATTTGGGCCCTATTGGGTTTTGCAGTGTTGTCCACCACTTCGGCTTCCAAAACTTTGGTCAGGCGTTCACGTAGCATCTGCTCCAACTCTTCAGTAGGCCGGTGGCGCATTGTAATTTCTGTCTTGTCGGTGAAAAGCCCAACGTCGCTGATCTTGCCCAGCATCTCTAAAGACTTTAGCCGGATCCGTGGGTCGGCATTGGCACTGTCCATGATGAGCTTGTTTGTTACGTAGGTCCTGATCTGCTGCGCTGACTTGATAACCACCTGATCGTATTCAGATAGCAGAGACTGCAGATACACCACCATGCCGGGGGACGACAAATCCTCGTCGGATGCAAGCGCATTACCGGAAAACACACTGCGTGCTTTCTCTTTGTCTTCGTCAGAAATTTCGTTGGGGGCGGGTAAACTGTTAGTGTCTACTAACGCGGACATGGCAGCAGCCACGCGTGTCTCCAGCGACTCGAATGTCGGGGAGTAGTTCGCAAGTGGAACGTCGTAATCTATAACTGGTGTGTACATGGGAGGGAATCGCACTCCTTAAGTTGAGCGGATTATATATGTTATTTTTTTCATGTGCACTTTATTTTTGCATGGGGGGTGTTTCCTGTAGCAAGGGGGTGGGGTCGGGGGATTGGGGTTTTTTATTTGGTTTGGCGTAGCGGGTATAGTTTGGATTAGGCTGGGGTATATTTTGGTTTTATGGGGCAGGTATAGTTTTATATAGCATGGTGGTTAAGTGGTGTTGGGGGGTTCAACACTCAGCGTATAGCGGACGGGGACTCCTAATACCCACAGCTTGGGGTTGGGGGGCGGTGGGGTCGAGAGAACCCGATAAAAAGATCTAAGGTTAGATCTAATGGTATCTATTGACAAGCCTTGAACATTCATGCACAATTCAGTTGTCAGTTAATTTTTACTGACGTTTCTATTCAACTTTTATTCAAAGGTATTCAAAATGACATACGTTTCAAAATCAATCGTTTCTACAATCTTCAAAGCCTTCGAGGGTGAAGCAAAGGCCGTTCAAAAAGCCCGCGCCATTCAAGATCAAGCAATTCAACAAGCCCTTGATGTAATAACCCTTGCATGCGACAAACCAAAGGCCGAATTCATGAAGGGCAATGCAAAGACAAACCCCGCGCGCGCCGATATCAAGGGCATTTTTGACGGCCTAGTTGAAAAGGGTTTCATTTCCAAGGCATCGGGCGCACAATATCAGACGGCCTTTTGGATAGCCTTTGAAACCGGTGTTGAATTTCAACGCGATCTTGTCAATAAAAAGTCAGACGCTAAAAAAGACGCTACACCAAAGGCCGGAAAAGTAACTTCAACTTCGCGCACTGACTTGGATAAAACCCTAAGCAAGGCCCTTGCTCAAGCCCGCATGTTAGGCTTAACTGAGTTCGCGGCGGAAATGCTTGATCTTTGCATCGAATCATTAGACGGGTTCAAAGAAACAGTACTTGATAAGTAATTGACCCCAACCCAACCGGCCCGCGCAAGCGGGCTTTTTTTCGCCCCGAGTTTTGTGTATAGGCGCTTATAGTATGCGTCTATAAAGCGTCATAGTAGTCTGACCGTGCGGGAGAGTGAGCGGGCGGGCGCGCGTACGCGAGCGTGCGTGAGCGATGGCAATGGGGGAAATCTTATAAGCTTAGAAGTTTGGCATGCGTGTTACAATGTAACAAAAACAATCAAAATGTTACAAAACGCCTGTAACGCCAAAAAATGCAAGGGCTTTTGAAAAAGTAATACTAAGCGTTTCAAAACAGATACAAAAAGATATAGATATATATATAAATTTATTTACTTTATTATTATGTTACATTGTAACGCACTTTTTAGAGAATACGGGTCAAAAAAGGGGCTATAGAACTATACTGGGTTTTTTGTGTGTTTGTGTGTATAGGTTATACGCACTTTTTTTGACGTGCGCTTTTTCTGAAAAACAGCGTTACTTTGTAACATAGCGTAAAAACAACACTTTTCGTCTATAATGTTATATAACGCTAACCTGCAAACCCGCATGGATGCTAGAACCCCACTTTCGTTACATCGTAACACCCCCTCTGTAACATCCAAACCCCTTTTGTAACATCGTAACAAGATCTATACTTTGCAATCTTCTAAGCTTATAACTTTCTATCAACTTGTGGTACACTCCCCACTTCATCAACTTCACACCCCTCAACTACTATGACTCATACCACCGCCATCATGCACGAACCCATGCACGAGTTGACCATCAACTTGCCTATCAAATCCGCTGAAGCTTTGGCTAAAACCCACGAAGATGGGCTCGAAGGTGCAACTGTTGCTGCCTTGCGGCTTTGGCTCAAGATCGGGGAACGGCACATCTCAATAGCCCAAGGCTACGCACTTGCAAACGGCATGTCTGTGGAAAAGGCAATCAGAAAAGCCATTACTGCTTTAGATGAGAAATCCCGCCAAACGCCCGACAAGTCACTGCGCAACATAGCGGCTGAACGAGATGCCGAAATCTACCGCAGGGCTAAAAATGGCGTGAAGCGCAAGATCCTTGCCGCAGATTATGACCTGTCCCTGATTCGTATTCATCAGATCGTAGCCGCAGGTAAGAAGGCAGACCCAGACAACACGCCTGAAGCCAAAGCCCGAACAGCCGCAATCTTGCGGGAATGGGCGGAAGCAGAATAACTATAAAACACTTGACAAGCTGGGTATAATCTGTTATAATTGATAACATCAAGTCGAGTAACGCCTCGGCTTGTCTCGCACCACCTACACCTATTGGGCGCACGTTCTTTAATAATCTATCAGTTAGGTCTTTGTGTAAGTTATAACCTTATAGCTTTGGGTTCAGTACTCAGTACCCCCAACACACAAGACCTTCGAGCCGCCGCTGTCTAAATGATAGAAGCCAAATAGGGTGCCTTGTGCAGTCCTCCCTCGGTGAATAGGCGTTGGGTTTAGCCCCAGTATTTTGATGGAGTAAGGATATAGGCAAGTGTCAACCATCCGGAAAGTCGAAATGCAATGCGAACGCTATGTACTTAATTGGGTGCAGTCCTCTCTAAGAAATTATGTATGACTGCTTGGTAGTTGGAAAGGTAGCCAATCCTGATATGCCAACACGACGCGCCCTATCGTACACAACAGGGGTATACCCCTCGCTGATGAGTTCAGCTTGTAGCCCATTCTGTGGGCTATGACTTGCATTTATATTTGCTGGCATTTAAAATAAACGCAACCCCGAAAGCTGGCAGGCTAACGGGGTCACTTCCCAAACCATCATGTAAAGGCATGACAACATGAGCAAACCAAATTCTACCCGCTTGCGGGAGCTTCTTAATTACGACCCTGACACTGGGGTTTTTACTCGTCGCATAGGAGTGCGCGGTTTTGCCGCCGGTTCTATCGTGGGGTCACTTACCAATAATGGGTACATCTACGCCACAGTGGATGGCTATCGTTGTTATGTACATCGCCTCGCGTGGTGCTATATGTACGGTGACTGGCCGGTCTCTGAGCTTGACCACATAAACAACAACCCCGCCGATAACCGCATAGCCAACCTTCGCTTATCTGACAGAAGTGCCAACAACCTCAACAAACACCGACCGCGTAGTGATAACCGCTCTGGGTATCGCGGCGTGGTAGCACACAACAATAAATGGCGCGCTGACCTCACGGTCAATGGTAAACAGCAGTACTTGGGTTTGTTCGACACTGCCGAAGCCGCATACGCCGCCTACCTGAACGCGAAAAAACTTCTAACCTTAGAAGAAAGAAAACCATGACTCACTACCACTTACCTATCTGCACATGTTGCTACGCAGTACGGATACCCCCTGCCCGAGCCAAGCTCGGCTATCGAACATGTATGTCGTGCGGTGAAGCCCAAGCACAGACACGCAAGCACACCATCGTGCCAATGCCAAAGTCCAACTACATCGTAGTGACCGACCGCAATCTACTCAAAGGTCTTAACTCATCACACAAGGGAGGTGTTATGTAATGGCAATCGTATATGGGAAACACAAGCCAAAGTTTGAATGGCTACAAACTGGATACCAAATGTGGGAGTTCGTCGTATCAGACATTCGCAATCAACTCGATGACACCTTGCGTGTCGGGTATTCATCTGCCACCGAAACATGGCTAATCTTTATCAATGCCCGCGAAGTGGGGCAAGCCCACACACTTAAAGAGGCACAAGACCTCGCAATCCTGCTATACAAACTGCACCCCGAATGGCGGGAAGAACCCCGTAACTTCTAAGCTTATAACTTTAGATCTAAAGGAAACTACCATGAACATGTACACAAAACTAATGATGCACCTTGAGCGTCACATGTATAAGAAAGGCGCAAACAAAGGGTCAGCCCCTGCCGATGGCACCAAGCGACGCAGAGACTATCACCGAGTCGTTAAGAACAACGACGGAACCATGGCGGTGCGATTGTTTGGCACAGACATACTGACTGCATACGAAGATGGCACTGTGCGAATCCATACCGATGGATGGTACGACCGAAGGCTAACTGTTCTGCGACTGAACGAGTCGTTTTGTTTCTTCACTGGTGTAAGTGTGGGCATGCGCATGCAGAATATCTTTAGCTACAACCAACCCATACTCAGCGTCAACGGCAAGAAGTATCGCTACTATGACGGCATCACTCTTAATGCCCAAGGCGAGATCACCACGCCGCTCCAAGCGTTCGAGCAAAAGCGCATCGACAAAGAAGAAACCGCAGCGTTTGCCGACGAACTAAAAGAGTCCGGATTCAAGGACACATTCCCCCTGCTGTATGCCACGACAACCATTGAGAACATAGCCGAGAACAACTACGAGTTGTTTGGTACGAAATGGCGGGACGTGCTTGTTGATAACAACCGAGCAGACAAGTGGCAAATGATTATTGCCCGAACTAAATTCTATCGTTACTACTCGTACCATCAAGGCAAGTATGTGACCGAAGAAAAAACAACCGCGAAGTCATGCTGGGCAACCATCATGGCCGAGTGCAAAAAGAACATGTATGTTGTGTCTCGCTCTGAGACATTCGTACTGTAAGCGGGGCGCAAGCCTATTTTTATAAACTTCTAACCTTAGAACTTTTAACCTTCCCAAACTTTCAATCAAAGGAAATCATCATGAACTTGTCCGTAAACCTCAAGCAAGCATCCACTCTCATCCGTAACGTGGGTACAACAAACACCATCCTTCTGCGTGGTCAGCCCGGCGTAGGTAAATCATCCATCCTTGCAACACTAGGCAAAGACCTGCCTGACTATCAGATGTGCTACATCGACTGTGCAAACTTAGACCTCGGTGACTTGGCCATGCCAGTCATTGACAAAGAGAACATGACGACATCGTATGCACCCAACGTACGCTTCGGTGTAGGTAAGAATCAATCCCGCCCTGTCGTGCTTATGCTTGACGAGTTGGGTAAGGCGTCCCGCCCTGTGATGAACATGTTGTTGCCGACTATCCTCGAGCATCGTGTAGGTGACGTACCCCTGCCGACTGGCTCCATCGTATTTGCAACAACCAACCTAGATACTGACGGCGTGGGTGACAACATCCCTGCCCATGCATACAACCGCATGACAGTAACCAACCTAGCCAACCCAAGCCCTGAACAGTGGATTGAGTGGGCATCAGACAACGAGATCTCCCCCGAGGTTATGGCATTTGCCAAACAGTATCCGCAAGTGTTCGAGTGCTACACCGACCTTGACCCCAAGGCTAAGAATCCATACATCTTTAACCCAATGACGGGCAACGTGAAAGCATACTGCTCGCCTCGTTCACTCGAGAAGGCATCGAACATCATCAAACAACGCACCATCTTAGGCGATGCAACCCTCCCCGCTCTTGCCGGTACAGTAGGTGAAGCCGCTGCTCGTGACATGGATGCGCTCATTAACTTGGCCGATCAACTCCCGCTATTCGAGAACATCGTCAAGGAACCATTCAAAGCCAAGGTGCCATCGAGTGCAGGTGCGTTATTTATTCTCGCCTTCATGTTGGCAGGTCGAGTGGATGCCAAGACTATCGACGCCGTGATGGACTACGCAGACCGAATGGCTAACGAATCGTTTGAGGCACATGCCCTCTTCATCACATCACTTGCATCCAACAAAGCCAAGGTAGGCATGGCGTGTAGCAGTCGCAAGTTCACATCGCAAGCTGCAAAACTCGGTAAATTCTTTTGAACTTCTAACCTTAGAACTTTGGGAGACCAACATGTTAATCATCGAACGAAACTCAAACGGCAAGACCATTGTCGTGCTGAAAAAAGACTGGCACCCTGATCGCATCAGCAAATCGTACACACCCCCACGCCCCCGCTATCACCTCTCGAAAGATGCGTGGAACATTCAAACAGCCTTCCTAAGGAAACAATCATGAGCCACATGTACGCCATTGCAAGACAACTGCAAGCGCCCGGAGTGCAGACAGTCGCAACCTTTAACCCTACACGCCTGACCAAGACGATACGCAACATGACCCGCAAGAGTATTGCAACGGGCTATCACACCGGTGGGTGGTCAAGCAAGAGTAGAGATGTGCGCGACCTAGTGTTTAGCGTTGCCGGTGAGAAGCCTATTGTGTATGCGACGCAATACGCAGACTACATGTCGTTTACAACGCCCCGTCCGATCACTGCTGACAACTTGTCCGAGATGATTGGTTTGTTCGAGGCTGACTGCACCCTGCAGAAGATGGGGTATGACGACAGTGAAGGTAGATACAGACCCACACGCTCAGACTTTTACAAAACAATTGACGAACGATGTGCACATAACATCACGAGGCTAAAGTTTGTTGAACATGCTAAGGCAGTCCATTTAATTTTGCGCACCGCCAAGTTAAGACAACAGATGGCAGAGGTATTTCTACGGGAACGCACAGTCGAGGAGATCGCCATAGCTGAGCGCATCGCAAGGTATCTGGACGATGACCTCGAATACAACATACCAACAACACATAAGTTCTAAGCTTATAACTTTTGGAGAAACACCATGAACGTACAAGACCGAATCAAGAAGGCTCACATCGCCATCATGCAACACAAAACCTTTTGCTCGTACAGCGGCATCCTCGCATGTGGCAAGGTCAAGGTGAACGACGACGTATCCACTGCGGCGACCAACGGGTGGGATGTTTACTACAACCCTGACTTCATCGAGCAGTACATGAAGCCTGACCCCGAGCTACGCTTTCTTATCTTGCATGAGGCACAGCACAAAGCCTATCGTCACTTACAGGTATGGCGTGCACTACACGACGAGAACGCACAACTGGCCAACATCGCAGCAGATCACTTCGTCAACTTGTCATTGGTTGATATGGATGCGGGTGAGGGGTTCATCAAGATGCCTAGCGTTGGTGTTCAGCCTGACCCTAAGTATCGTGGGTGGTCAGTCAAGCAGATCTTCGAAGACCTCAAGGCTAATGGTGAGGGGCAAGGTCAAGGCGATGGTGATGGCATGGATGAGCATGACTGGGAGAACGCAATGAGTGGCGACCCCGCTAAGGAGCAAGAGCGAGCCAATGAGATCCAACGCGCCATTCGTCAGGGTGAGATCGTGCGCCGCAAGATGGCGGGCAAAGGTGCCGGTGGTGCGGATGGTGTGTTCGGTGACTTGCTACAACCCAAGATCGACTGGAAGAAAGTAATGCGTGACTTCATCACCGAGACATGCGCGGGTCGTGACGAGTCCTCATGGCGTAAGCCTAACCGTAGGTTCTTGAGCTACGACGTTTACATGCCCTCAATGGTGGGCACTACTATGACAGAGCTTGTGATTGGCTTCGACACGTCGGGTTCAATCTTTGGTGGCGACGAAATGACTGTGTTTGTTTCCGAGATCAAAACCATCATCGAGGACATCAAGCCAACCAAGGTTCATGTGATCTATTGGGACACCGAGGTGGCAGGGCATCAAACATTCGAGGAGGGTCAGTTCGCTGTACAGAACTTGAACATCAAGGGCGGTGGTGGTACGGACGGCTCAGTCTTGTTCACATACCTCAAGGAACACAACATCAACCCTCAAGCCATTGTGCAGTTTACTGACGGCTACGTCGGCGACTGGGGTAATACCAATGTGCCTACCTTGTGGGCTGTGACGAGTGACTTGGTTGCACCGTTTGGTACGACTATCCGTGTCGAAGTTTGAAACTTATAACCTTATAACTTTGGGAGAAGATTATGGGATACAGATCAGATGTGACGGCACTTGTTTACCCTGTGAGTGGGGCGGAAAGCTTGCTTCACTACGACAAGCTCAAGCTCTTAATGAATACAACGTTCAAGGATTTTTTAGATGAGTGGAGCGAGCACTTCGTGTGGGATGACAAGCATCGTGTGCTTCAGTTTTCGGTGGAGTCCGTTAAGTGGTACGACGGATACCCTGATGTACAACAGTTTGGTGAGTTCCTAACCAAGATGCACGAGCTTGACTACGAGTACGAAATCATTCGTGTTGGTGAAGAAGATACCGATATTGAATACGACAGTACGGGTGACGCGCAAGGGTATCTGTGTGTGCGTAGAGAGATTGAGGTGCGGTTTTGATACAGCACAACATCGACGAGTACGAGTGGGTTGAGAAAGAATTCGATCGCTGGTATCTCATGCACAAACAACGTGACCATGCTATTGCCTTAGTGCAACACTTCGCAGGGTGGACAGTGCAGTTAGAAGGCGAGGACCCGCTACCTATGAAAGCCGATTCCCTCGAAGCAGCAAAAGCCATTGCAATGATTAACGCAACACAAAACTTTGAAAGGTTTAACGATGCCTACCTATACCCCCGAAGAACTCCGAAGCCAACACCCGAAGAGATTCGAAAAAGAGTATCAAAAATGGACAGAGTACGCCGCTGACTACGACTGGGCTGACTACATCAAGGAAGACTTTGAATCCCAAATGCAAGTGCAAGGCATCCACGTGGATAGGTTTACTTGGGACATTAGTTACTCACAAGGCGATGGGGCGGCATTCGATGGGCACGTCATGGTCTATCAGTGGATGGAGGCTAACCCACAGTACATCGAGCGATACCCAGCGTTGTACCTTGCGTGCAAAGCGGACGGTAGCTACATGACTTTGCGTGTATCTAATCGTGGCTTTCACATGCACACCAACGTGACCGAGTACTTGTATGAAACCCAACCCGAAGGGGTGTTCGGCATGCTCGATGATGAGGCATGGGTTGAGCTAGTTACCGAGCAGTGGGGCACTGCGGGACTCGAGGAAGAAATCAAATCGACATGCGAAAGGTTCATGTCAGACATGTATGACAGACTAAGGGATGAATATGAAAACATTACTAGCGAAGATGCGTTTGTGGAATCGTGCGAGTGCAACGACATCACATTTGAAATTGAAGGAGAAGAACATCATGTTGCAGCTTAGAGTAGGGGACAAGAACTTCTTACTACCGCCCGAGGGGTTAGCCACGATCATGGAAACTTTGAAAGGTTGCGAGGTCATGGAGGAGAAGCACATGGGTACTGACAAGGGTACGCAGGGGTATATGAATTCGTATGTGCCGATTGTGTACAAGCCAAGACTTCAGACCGCACTGCAGTGCCAACCCGTCGACGATGACCTCATCGACACCATCAAACTGACGATGAAACTAAATGACTACAAGCCTCCAACCTAATCTGCACGCGGTGATGAAAAACGTCAAGGACTACACACTTGGCGAAGGCAACTACCGATGGGAACATAACACCAACGGTGGATTTACTCTGCAACGAGAGCTAGTTGCATACGTTGATGTCGGTACAGATACACCAGAACGGAAACACGTGATGTGGCAATCCGTAGCCAATGTGAACAAAGCTAAACACGGCAACCGCTACATAGCGGAGGTCAAGGGGTACAAGAAACTATTTCCGTTTCTGACACTACGCGAAGCCATGCGAATGGCTAAGTTTTTATACAAAACCAAATAAAAGTTATAAGGTTATAACAATCATGAACTACTACACAACACAAACTGAAAAACCTATTGCAGGCGTCGCTCGTTCCGCCATGATGGTGGACTTGAACATCGCAATCTACTCGGGTCGTAAGCAAGACAAGAGTACGCAAGCCGAGGTCACTAACGCCAAGGGGTCAGGCTCTAAGAAGGCGGCATCGGTGTACAAGAACTTGTTTGCTGAGTGCAAAGAGTTAGATGCAATCACTAAGTTCCAAGCTCGTGCTCGTGCTGAACACTATCGCTTGACTCTCCCTTGGAATGACCAAGGTGCAAGGTTGTTGCCCACTGCAGCACTGCTTGACTACCAGAAGACAATGCAACGCTACAAAGATGAATTCAACAGACTCGTCGATGCGTTCTTGGACAAGTACGACACACTCGTAGCAGGCGCGGCATTCCAACTCGGTACCTTGTTTGATCGTAGCGAGTACCCAAGCAGGGGCAAGGTGGCACAGCGCTTTCGTATGGAGGCATCGTTCACTCCCTTGCCTACCGGTGGGGACTTCCGCCTTGACGTTGAGAGCGAAGTACAACGCACTCTGATCGCACAGTACGAAGAGAAGCTCGACGCTAAGCTCAGAGCTGCGAACCAAGATTCGTGGACTCGTTTGTATAACGCTATCAGTAAGCTGAGTGATCGCTTGACTGTGGATGAGGATGGCAAGAAGCGTACGTTCCACGACACGACAGTAACCAATGCCGTTGACCTGTGTGAGTTGTTGCAAGTGATGAACATTACGAACGATCCTGCATTGACGAAAGCTTCACGTAAGCTTGAGGAGGTATTGTCTGGGGTAACACCTAAAGAATTGCGGGAAGAAGATAGCACTCGTGCAATCACAAAACAAAAGGTGGACGAGATCTTAGGTGCATTTGATTGGGGGGTAGATGATGGGGATGCTGAAGAATCTGGTAACTGAAGTCATGGATTATGCAGATCATCAAGGGCGAGCGAAGTCCGACGCACTTCGCATCCTAGAACACAAACTTGGGTATCACAAAGACAATCCTATGTACGAATGTAGATACGAAGAACGAGGGCACGACTACACGCTCAAGCAATGGCGTGATGGGCATGAGACTGCATCTCGTGGGCTTGTGACTGACTTACCTGATTGGCTATCAAGAATCAGGGACGTAGCAACGGTGGGTGGGCATCTGAAGCGGGTGATGGTGCCTCCCCCTGACAACATCGTTTGGTTCACAACCGACGACGATGGAAACTTAATTAACTTTATGGAGCTTAAATGAACTATGACAACTTGACTGACGAAGAACTAATCCGGTTTGCCGATGGGCATTCAGGGCTAATCAAAGTTCTTTCTGAAAGGCTAGAGATGCGACTGCGTGACATGCAGGACTTAGCAAACACAATGCCTGACCCTAAACAACTTAACCTATTCGAGGACGATGATGCCTGACTTACAAACAGAAATGCAGAAGATATTGCAATCGTGGGACGAACCAAAAACAACTGAGGAAACAACCGTGTTTACAACAACTACCAATACATCTCGTGCAACATTTGAACTCGTGCGTGACAACCCCTACAAGTCCAAGGGCGAGTACATCAAACTGCTTGAACAAAAAGGATTTAAGAAATCATCTACCTCATCGTTGCTTGCACAGATGATACGGCAAGGGCATATTTCTGTGGATGACATGGGGCTGTTGCACACGAACTTTAACGAATACAGACCGCTCAAGTCTACTACCACGCTAAAGAACAAGGCAAAGAAACCAAAAACTTCTAAGCTTAGAACTTCTATAGAGCCAAGCAAGGAAGCATTAGCGGCAGCGGCGGAAGCGATGGGTAGTATCGGTATGAATAGGTTGATTGAAGTGCCTATTCGTTCAAACATTGAGGTCATCTTGGACACCATTACTCTGAGTGAGGCGCATGAGTTGTATTGCAAGCTGCATCAATACTTTGGTGGCTTATCTAAATGAAAGCCGTACTAGAGTTTAACTACCCAGACGATGAAGAGAAGCTTTTGTACGCAGTCAAAGGACCGCAGATGTACAGGGCTTTAGCTAATATCAAACTGGCAATCACAAATGATTTCAAACACAAGGCTGATCTTGAAGATGCGTTAGGCCGCGTGCGGGAAATCACTAATCAAATACTGACCGAACTTGACGCAGTATAAAACCCGTTCAATTTAAATCAACGAAAGTAAAAAATGGCTACCAAAGAAATCGAAACTAGTTATGTAATCTCTCCTCCTAAGTTTGCAACAATCGACTTGTACCTTGAGGGCATTGCCCCCTTGGTTGTCGAGCGTTTCAGCAAGAAAGCTGAGCTAATGGCGAAGATGCAAGAAGGCCCGTCGTCTAAGAGCAAAAAGGTACGTGACGCTCGTGACTACGAGAGGGAAGCGGAGGACGCACGTTACCGCAGTATGGATGGCTGGGAAGGTATGAATGCCGCCGCATTCAGGGCAGCAATGATCTCTGCTTGCCGATTGGTTGGGTTCAAGATGACGTTGGCTAAGTTGTCCACGTTTGTTGAAGCCGATGGTTGGGACAAGCAAGACGGTATTCCTTTGGTTCGTGTGTATGGTAAGAGCGATACATATACGGCGCACACTCGCAATGCAACAGGTGTGGTCGATGTTCGGTCTCGTCCAATGTACAAAGAGTGGGCGTGTAAACTGCGTGTCCGCTTCGACATGGATCAATTTAAAACAGCGGATGTAATTAATCTTGTAAGCCGTTGCGGTTTGCAAGTAGGTATCGGAGCAGGTCGTCCCGACAGTAAGGCTAGTGCCGGATGTGGGTTTGGTTTGTTCCGTGTTGTAGAGAGCGCTAACGAAAGCGCAGTCAAAGCCAAGTTTGGTATTAAATAATCCAAACACCGAAGCAGGCGAGGCTGGGCCCGGCGGGGTAAGGTACCGCAAGGCTCGGTTTGGCTGGGCACGGCAGGCACGTCGGGGACCGGCAGGGCACGATCAGGTGCGGCGGGGTATGGCACGGCAGGCTAGGCTCGGATTGGCATGGCGTGGTGCGCTTAGGTTCGGCACGGCAGGCGTGGCTCGGCGGGGAAGGGCTAGGTATGGAGTGGTCGGGTTTGGCTCGGCAGGCAAGGTTAGGCGGAGCACGGCAAGGCTAGGACGGGTTCGGTAAGGCAGGCAGGCACGGCACGGCACGGCTCGTTATGGCGGGGTCGGGCGAAGTAAGGCAGGCTAGGATGGGCTTGGTTCGGTATGGCATGGCGCGGTACGGGCTCAGTATGGCAGGCACGGCGTGGCAAGGCGCAGTGAGGTGTGGCGGAGTTTGGCAAGGCAGGCCCGTTGCGTTGAGGACAGGCAAGGTGCGGTCTGGTATGGCAAGGCAGGCATGGCTCGACTAGGCATGGAGTGGTAGGGCAGGCATTTTTATTTTTAACAAGGAGAAATCATGAACGCAGAACGTAAGTATTTAGAAACGATGGCGCGCCGAAATGGTGGTGTGCTACTTATTGATGATGTGATTGCAGTAGCTAAAGATGAGGACAACATCTTGCATCGCTACTTTGAGTGGGACGATACAGAGGCTGCTAAACAATTTCGCAGGGAACAAGCAAGGTCGCTAATCCAAAAGTGTAAGATAACTGTGGGCGACTCAACACCTACACATGTTCGCGCTTTTGTTAGCTTGCAATCTGATCGTGACTCAGGTGGTGGGTATCGCATGGTGGCTGAGGTAATGGCAAGCCAACACATGAAGGAAGAGTTCTTGCACGACTTACGATTAACCGTTGCACGTTGGGTTAAGCAGGTGCATTTGCTCGAGTCTGACTTGGCTGACTTAATTGTGCAGATGGATACGGAACTCAAACGATACGAGGCACAACAAGAATCGGCGGTGTTATGACATGGCCCTTTCCCCCATTCCCAAACCCAAAGGACAAGAACGACAAGCGAGAGCCGAAGTTCAACCCTGACAACTACGAGGATGCACCGAGATGACACAAGATGACGATGACATTCAAGACTACGTTCGCCCTTGGGTGGGTCTGACGGATGAGGAAAAGAAGAGTTTTTGGACTGCCGATCAAATGACCCAAGAAGAATGGGATGCGCTATTCAACGCCATTGAGAAAGCCTTAAAGGAGAAGAACCATGGATAAACCAATAGCATGGTACGACCCAAGCAACGGCATGGTAAGTACAGATAGAGACTGCCCTTTGTTTACACCGCTTGGTCAGGTGTGGGGTTTGTATCCAAAGCAAGAGTGGGTAGGGTTGACACAAGAAGAAATTGAAGATTCGTATGTTCCTAACTATCAGGAACAAACTCGAGCTGTTGAAGCCAAACTCAAGGAGAAGAACACATGAAATACTCACAGTCCAAACCACTTGTTGAAGAGCTGATGAGCATTGCAATACTGTTTCATGGAAGCCCAACCATGTTGCGCGAAAGAATAGCGGACGCTGTTGACAGGCACATCCCCGACCTTGACCCCGCGTGTATGGAGCGTGGTTGCCCTTGCATTGAAACATTCCCACCAAAGGAGAAGAACACATGATTCACACCGATGAAGACGATGAGTTCGAGCGTATTGAGCGTGAGAACACCATGAAGGGGCAGCCCTACCACTACGACGTTTACGTGTCGCCCTCACAGCGCAACACAGTCTTAGAAGAAGTGGCTAAAGAGATCGAGAAGTTCAAAGCATTTGGGCCAGATACGATAGGTAGTTTTTCCGCTTACATCAGGGATATGAAAAAATGACACCGAGTGAAATTGAAATGGCATGGAGGTTAATGTCCATGCACAACAGTGAGCTATTGCTAGAAAACGCAGAACTGCGCAAGCGCCTTGATGCCATGAACAACATCAGCGTTCGGCGAATTTTGTGGAGCAGGCTTTGTAATTTGTTTAGGAGAAACAGATGACAACCCAAGAAATACGTGACTACTTTGAACGTAAGGGCGTAAGCCAACAAGAAGTTGGTAGGTTTATTGGTGTGGATTCAAGAACCATTCGTAGGTGGTTTTCGGGAGATGAACCGCCCAAACTATTTTTACTTGCAATCGAAGCAGACATATTTAACGTCGAGCAAAGACCATCTGAGCGTGTCGTTAATCGACTGGTACTAAGGAGAAACACATGACAGCACTTAACCCATGGGAGGAGTTGGCGCAAGTAGACCGTCCGAGTATTTTTGCAGCCGACCCGTACTTTCGTGCGAAGAACCCAAGCAACCAGATCAAAAGCAAAGACGACCTAGGCTACAAACAGTTTGGCACGTTCACACGAGCCAAGGAAAGACAACCAAACAAACACGAAGGAACACTTGAACATGCCAAGACCAAAGCCCCCCGCCCCCCTAAAGGTACGATACGTACGTTTAAGTGACAAGCAGTGGATAATTTTTAAACAGCTTGGTGGCTTGGAGTGGTTGAGGGAAACCCTCGACAAGAAAGCCCCTATGCCCAAGCAGTACTATGACGCTTTACTACAGGAGAAACTAAATGATTGAAATGGTTCCAAACGCAGACGATATGCAAGTGAGTGGCAGTCACTACAAAGACATGGCAATCCAACCATGGACAGTAATGCAAGCCGTGTTGACCCCCGAAGAATTCCGTGGGTTCTTGAAAGGCAACATCATCAAGTACGCCATGCGTCAAGGCCGGAAAGATGGTAGCGACGACGCCGGTAAAGCACTGCACTACAAATACAAGTTGGAGGAAATGACCGATGGCAGCGACGCCTGAAAGCCTTGTAAAAGCCAAGATCAAAGCGATCTTGAAAGCCCACAACATCTACTACGCCATGCCGATTGGCACTGGCTACGGCAACAGTGGAGTCCCTGACTTTCTGTGCTGTATCAACGGACACTTCGTAGCTATCGAAGCCAAGGCGGGTAAGGGGCAGGCGACTGCCCTGCAAATCAAAAACCTTGACGCAATACAAAAGTGTGGGGGACATCCAATGATTATTCGTGAGGACAACTACGAGTATTTAGAGAACGTAATTAAGGAGTGCATGAACATGGAGCTAAAAAATGATGCAAGCAGTACAAGTAATTATTGAACGACTCAAGTCGCACCCCGAGGAATTCTTTGGGGACTTGGATGGGGAAAGGCTTATCGGACGTTACTCACCAAGGTTTGACGACATTAGGGAAAAGTTAGATGACTTATTGATAGAGAAACCTGACGTCGGACATGTACACCGCCTGTGGTATTTGGAGCCTGAAGAAAAAGCGGCGCTACTTGCCGCATACAAAGAAGCCCGTCGTGCAAGGTTTGAGGCTAGAACATTTCACCAATTGCTGACTAGGCAAGAAAAAAAAGAACGTAGTACGGTGACATATAAACCCGCAATGACTTTGGACGCGTCAGGCAATTTAAGTATTGGTACAGCCCCAAACCCGTGGGGTAACGTAATACCTAAACAAGAAGGAGAGCCCGTATGAGCGAAGAAATTTGTGATGGCGTCAAGATGCTGCTTGACCGCATGAAGAACAACCCCGAAGATTTTGACTACGAAGGCCGGTTGTATGGGTATCGCAACACAATGGACGAAGTCCTAAACGCCCCGCCTGCGCATCAACCGTTATGGTTTCTCAATGAAACCGAGAAGAAGGCATTGAGCGACGGTTACAGGGACATGCACAAGCAGATTTTCACAGCGAAAGTAGTGCAGGACATTCTTAGACCAACACCTGAGTACAACATCAATATGGATCAGCCGTATAGAAACCGTAGTAAGCTCATCACCCCACAGTACATGTTAAACGAAACTGAAAAGATACTCGAACGAGAGTTCGAAAAAGAATATGCCAAAACTAGTAGTTTTAGACCTTGAGTGCTTCTACTCGACAGAGTACTCGCTTACCAAAATCCCGACCGAGGAGTATGTGCGGTCGCCTCAGTTTGAGATGATCGGTATTGCAATCAAGGTTGACGATGGTGAAACAGTTTGGTATCCCAAACCGCAAGTGGAGAAGGTACTCAAAGAGTTCGACTGGTCTGATGCAATGGTGGTTGCACAGAACACAGCGTTCGATGGTGCGGTGCTTGACTGGCTGTACGGCGTAAAGCCTCTGGCTTGGTTTGACACGCTTGGTATGTCACGGGCTTTATTCCCACACGAGAAGGCGCATGGCCTAGCCAAGCAAGCTGAACGCATGGGTATCGGAGCCAAGGGCGATGAGGTGCTTCATGCCAAGGGCAAGCACTACGCTGACTTCTCTGCCGAGGAGTTGGCTCGCTACGCTGAGTACTGCATCAACGACACCGAGTTGACCTACACGCTGTTCAACAAGTACATGGCGCTGGGTTTCCCTAAACAAGAATTGAAACTGATGGACATGACTCTGCGTATGTTCATTGAGCCTGTGCTTGAGTTAGACAAGACGCTACTCGTTGACCACTTGGAAGCCGTGAAGGACGCCAAGGAAGCCCTGATGGAATCTGTGCGGGACTTCATGCTGAAAGACGCTGACCCCGAGTATGTACACGCAATCTTTAGTGAGGGCATGGATGGCATCAAGAAGCTACTCATGTCTAACGACAAGTTTGCAAAGGTACTCGAGAACTACGGCGTTGTACCGCCTACCAAAGTAAGCCTACGCACTGGCAAGTTAGCCTTTGCGTTTGCCAAGACCGACGAAGAATTTAAATCACTAGAGGAGCACCCTGATGCACGAGTCCAAATGCTTGTCGCAGCCCGCCTTGGAAACAAAACAACAATTGAAGAAACTCGCACTGAGCGCTTTATTGGTATGTCTAATCGAGGCAAGTTTCCTGTACCTCTGCGTTACTACGGTGCCCACTCTGGTCGGTGGTCTGGGCAAGATTCTGTAAACCTGCAGAACTTACCGTCACGCGGTACGAACGCAGGCAAGATCAAGAAGGCGATCAAAGCGCCCAAAGGCTACGTTGTCATTGACTGCGACTCAGCACAGATCGAGGCACGGACGTTGGCTTGGTTGGCAGGGCAGCAGGAGTTGGTGCAAGCGTTCGAGAATAAGCAGGACGTCTACCGCCTGATGGCAAGCCAGATTTATCAGATACCGCCTGAGGAAGTGACAACTGGCCCCGCCAGTCAGCGTCAGGTAGGCAAGACCGTTGTGCTTGGTGCAGGCTATGGCGTTGGGCACAAGAAGTTACAGATATTCCTCAAGCAACAGGCCGGTGTTGAAGTAACCGAAGCTGAGGCAAAACGCATCATCGACGCATACAGGAACACTTACTACAAGATACCCGAGTTGTGGCGTAGGGCAGACGAGGCGCTGATTGCGTTGCGTACAGGCAACGGCCTCCAAGTGGACGAGCAGGGGCTAATCAAGGCGGTTCCGGGGAAAGGGTTAACCCTACCTAGCGGGCTGTTCATCCAGTACCCAGACTTAGCCAAAGTGACTGATGAGAAAACTGGCAAAGACCAGTGGCGCTACTACTCCAAGGGCATGCCGGTGTACATCTACGGCGGGAAAGTTGTGGAGAACGTGTGTCAAGCGGTAGCACGTCAGGTCGTGGGAGAGCAGATGCTCAGAATCGGCAAGAAGTACAAGGTGGTGTTGACAGTCCACGATGCTGTGGCTTGTATTGCACCGGTTGAAGAACAAGAAGAAGCACAACGATACGTTGAGGAGTGCATGTCATGGAGACCAAAGTGGGCACAAACTTTACCGCTAGCCTGCGAATCAGGCGTAGGGGCTTCCTATGGGGACTGTTGATTGGTACACTCGGGGTTACAAAAATCAACCCAGTTTTTTCCATGACGCTAGCCCATTCCTACTCAGGCATTCGTGATTATGAAGGCTGTCCCCGCAGATACCACGAAGTCAAAATACTAAAAAAGTTCAAATCTAAAGACACAGAAGCGACCATGTACGGCACTGCTGTACACAAGGCATTCGAAGAATACATCCGTGATAAGACACCACTTCCAGCGAGTTTTGCGCACTACAAACCATTCGTGGAACCCCTTGCCAACTTCAAAGGCGACATCCGTTGTGAAGAGAAGCTTGGCATCCGCGCAGACTTCACCCCCTGTGGGTTCTTTGACAAAGACGTATGGTTCCGAGGCATCCCAGACTATCTTGCAATCAACCACGAGAAGGGCATTGCAAGGGTAGCCGACTATAAGACCGGCAAGTCAAGTCGCTACGCAGATAGCGCTCAGTTAGAACTTATGGCAGCTATGGTGATGATTCACCATCCCGACGTACATACCGTCAAGGGTGCGCTGTTGTTTGTTGTAGTTGGCGACGTTATCAAGTCTGAGTACACTAGGAAACAGTTGCCTGAAATCCTGTCTAAATGGGCTGGCAGGGCTAGTGCAATCGAAGCGGCTGTGGTGCATGGGGTATGGAATCCCAAAAGCTCCGCCCTCTGCAAATTTTGCCCAGTTACATCTTGTGAGAATCACAATGGCCACTAAACGCAATTACAAACAAGAATACGAGCGCTATCAGGGTACGCCCAAGCAGCTTGCCGCACAGTCCGAGAGACACAAGGCACGTCGTGCATACGAGAAGGCTCACGGCACCCTGCCGGACGATGTTGACGTAGACCACAAGAAGGCTATGTCCAAGGGCGGTACCTCCAGCCTAAGCAACCTTCGTGCCTCCACAGACAACTCCAACCGCAGTTTTGCTCGCACTAAAACCGGTGCAATGAAGTCGCAAATTTCCAAGCGCGAGCGTAAAAAGTAATGTAGTATGGAACCACTCGGCGAGCAGTTGCTGGGTTGTTTCATTGGTTCTTTCTCCTACCTGTAATGGGTTTGCCCAGTAGCTGTGCTACTGGGCTATTTTTGTCACCTCTATTCAAAATTTATTATGCAAATCATCGACAACAAAGCGTTGTTGTTTAACACGCGCAAAGCACCACAGATCACTTCAATCATTCCCAAGAGCAAGATACTCGGCTCCAACGGAGACGTTGACCAAGTGCTAGTCAACTGGGGGTTTGACGAAGTGCAACTCCTACGCAATCTAGGTATTCGTGAAGTGCCTAGCCCCATCCTTGGCCGATACGAATGGCCCGGAATGTTTACCCCGTTTGACCACCAGCGCACTACTGCGGAATTTCTCACACTGCATCCACGTTGCTTTGTGTTTAACGAAGCAGGCACAGGCAAGACAAGTGCGGCGGCATGGGCGGCTGACTACCTAATGAACCAAGGCAAAGTCAAGCGTGTGCTTGTTGTGTGCCCAGTGTCCATCATGGACACCGCATGGCGCTCTGATTTATTTAAGACTGTCATGCACCGCACGGTTGCTATTGCACAAGGCTCACGCACACAAAGACAGAAAGTCATTAGCGGTGACTACGAGTTCGTCATCATTAACTTTGACGGCGTGAAGGTTGTCAACAAAGAGTTGGCAGAGGGTGGGTTTGATCTCATCATTGTGGACGAGGCCAATGCAGTTAAGAGCGTGACCACTGACCGTTGGAAGTGCCTTGCGTCTTTGGTTAAACCTACTACACGCTTGTGGCTCATGACGGGTACGCCTGCCTCGCAGTCACCTCTAGACGCATACGGCTTGGCTAAGCTTGTGACGCCCGACTCAGTGCCTAGATTCTTTGGTGCGTTCCGTGACAAGGTGATGCTGAAACTCACGCAGTACAAGTGGGTACCAAAGCAAGACGCACAGCAGACAGTCCATCAAGTGTTGCAACCGGCCATTAGATTCACGAAAGCAGAATGCTTGGACTTGCCTGACTTGTTGTACTCCACTCGTGAAGTTCCCTTGACGGCTCAGCAGGCTAAGTACTATGACGCTCTTCGCAAACAAATGATGACCATCGCTGCGGGTTCGGAAATCACGGCGGTAAATGCGGCGGCTATGCTAAATAAACTTTTGCAAGTGGCGCAAGGGGCGGTGTATACGGATGATGGTGGCGTCGTTGAGTTTGACGTAGCTAACCGCATGAGTGAGCTTATCAATGTGATTGAGCAGACCGACCACAAGATATTGGTGTTTATCCCATACCGGCACACGCTTGAGATGGTAGAGAATGCTCTGCTCAAAGAAGGATACACAGTGCAGACAATTCATGGCGGCGTTGCTTCTACACGCCGAGCCGACATCATCAAACAATTCCAGACAGAAGACGACCCACGCATTCTGTTGTTGGTACCGCAGGCGACCGCGCACGGCATCACGCTGACTCGCGCTAACCAAGTAGTGTGGTGGGGTCCAGTAAGCTCCACAGAGATCTACCTACAAGCTAACTCACGAGCACACCGCGCAGGGCAAGTGAACCACGTTACGGTCACGCACTTGCAAGGCAGTCCAGTCGAGCGCCGTATGTACACCATGTTGCAAAACAAAATAGATTTACATCAAAGCTTAGTCGATTTATACAAACAGGAGTTGGAATGAAAACAAAATGGTTAGACCGCAGCTTAATGCGTGGCGGATACTTAACGCTTGTGACTACGCAGGCTGAATACAAACGCGCCCTAAAGGATATGGATGTGGACGCATCTGACCGGTTTGTTACCCCGGGCTCGTACGCAACTACGCATACTTTAAATAACAACAAAGGTGAGTTAGCCTTCATCGTTGGGGTTGATCTGGAGCGCATGAAAGACTTTGACTCCATTGCATTGGCAGCGTTGTTGGTGCATGAAGCTGTGCACGTGTGGCAAGGGACAGAACGCGAAGCCGGTGTCATGGGCTGCTTTGGCCCAGAAGGTGAGGCGTATGCCGTACAGAATATTTCTTCCGAATTGATGCACGCTTGCGCAAAAAGGCTTGACGGCTAAATTTGACAGTGTATAATTTCATACTCGTTCAACGCAAATCAAAAGGAATCACATGGATGCAAGTCAATTAGTCAATGTGTATATCAAAATACGTGACGCTAAAGAAACAAAAAAGAAGCAGATGGAAGCTGAGATTGCTGACCTCGATCAGCAGTTGGCCGCCGTAGAGCAAGAGCTTTTAGAAATCTGCAAGGCCACCGGACAAGATGGTGGCAAAACCCAACATGGCTCGTTCACACGAGCAGTCAAAACACGCTACTGGACCAGCGACTGGGACAGTATGTACAAATTCATCCGTGAGCATGATGCCCCTGACCTTCTCGAACGCCGGATTGCGCAAGGTAACTTTGCACAGTTCATCCAAGAGAACCCAGACAAAATGCCTGCTGGTGTGAATATCGAGTCGAAATACTCGATCACGGTTCGCCGTTCATCCAAGTAACCTCCCATTAAGGAAATCAAAATGAGTAACATGACACTTTTCAAATCCGGTTCCGTTATCCCTGACTACCTGCGCGAAGCCGCAGACGCCACTACCAAAGACATTGCAGGTAGCTCTGGCGGTAAGCAAATCTCAATCAAAGGCGGCGTGTGGCGCATGGTCGTAGGCGGCGAAGAAGTTGCCAAGAACGAAGAACGCGCCATGAACTTCGTGGTGATTGCATCTGGCAAAGGTGTGACACGTACGTTCTACGCAGACAAATACGAAGAAGGCAAAGACATTAAACCTGCCTGCTGGTCTGCCGAAGGCGTAGTGCCCAACGAAGAAGTGACGAACCCACAAAGCAAGTCATGCGCTACCTGCCCTCAGAACATCGAAGGCTCTGGCGATGGTAAGGCTCGTGCCTGCCGTTACAGCAAGCGGTTGGCTGTGGCTTTGGAGAACGACATTGGTGGCAACATCTACCGCTTGTCAGTCCCTGCCAAGTCATACTTCGGTCGTGCTGAAGGTGAGAAGATGCCACTGCAAGCGTTTGGTAAGTTCTTGTCAGGACACGGTATCCCGATTACAGGCATCGTGACCGAAGCTCGCTTCGACACAGCCGAGGCAGTGCCTGTGTTGAAGTTCCGTGCTGTACGCCCCTTGACGAAAGAAGAGTGGGAACTGGGTAAAGCACAGAGCCAAACAGAAGACGCTCGCCAAGCTATTGAGTTGAAGATGGTTCCATCTAAAGCTGAAGGCATGCCTGCGTTACCACAAGCGTTTAAGGAAGAGCCTGCCGCTAAAGCGGAAGCCGTAGCAGAGCCTGTCAAGCGCAGCCCTACCAAGCCTAAAGCTGAAACACCGGCTCCTAAAGACGTGTCTGATATTTTGAACGACTGGGCTACTGACGACGATGCGTAATAAGTTGCGGGGGCACTACACCCTTTTCATTCAGAAAGTTGAAGATGCAGATCAGAAGCCGATTGTTATGCAGTTGGCAGATGTTTGCATCAACAAAGGTACACCCATTACCGAGCTTGCGCAGATGTTTGGCGTGACTCGTGCGACTGTGTACAACTGGCTGACTGGTAAATCGGTGCCGCGCGCCCGCCATCAGGCAGCAATGCCTAAAGTTATTGCACGTCTTTCAAAACGTAAGTAAACCTCGTGGGGTGACAGTTAGCGCTGTCGCCCCTATTTTTTCCCCTCAACCCAGTGAGGTTCTGTGACTGACTTTCTCAACTCCGTTTTACCTACGCAGGGCGTCTATTGCACTGTGGGTATTCGGTCAGGTGCTGTCAAACAGTCGTTCCAAACAACGATTGAAGACGTGGAGGCTGTCGGCTCGGGTATGGATTCTCAAGGCGTAGATGCGTACTTCGCACTCGCCACATTCAACGACGACTCAGGTCGCAAGGTTGATAACGCCGCTTTTCTGCGGTCGTTCTTTCTAGACTTAGACTGCGGAACTGGTAAGCCCTACGCTGACCAAGCCGCCGCTGCCCAAGCACTATCCATATTTCTTGCTGATACACAACTCCCAAGCCCAACGCTTGTTAATTCAGGTGGTGGACTCCATGTCTACTGGCCATTGACTGAAGACGTGCCTGCATCCGAGTGGGTGCGACACGCGAAATCCCTGAAGCGCTTGTGCGCTCAGAAGAAACTATTTGCTGATCCGGCAGTTACTGCCGACGCCGCACGTATCTTACGCATACCCGGCACACATAACTTTAAAAACGAAACCTCGAGACCTGTACAGATTATTGCAATGGGTACGCCTGTATCCCTTGCTGAGTTTACTGAAATGCTGCCTGCACCGGCGATGGACCTGAGTGCGGCTAAACAGTTTGGCATGGACGAGACATCTAAAGATCTTGGCGGTGAGTACCCCAAGTGTTCGTTCAAACGCATTGCCATACGTAGCTCCAAGGGTAGTGGCTGCGCTCAGATGAAACACGCGTTGCAAAATGCAGCTAGCCTTGAGGAACCGTTGTGGCGAGCCGCCCTGTCTATTGCAGTGCGTTGTGAAGATGGCGCTTCTGCTATTCATAAGATTTCACGCGATCACCCTGACTACGACGCCGCAGCAACCGAAGCTAAAGCGGCTGAGACCAAAGGTCCATACACATGCGAGTGGTATCGGGACAACAACCCATCGCTCTGCCACGAGTGCCCACAAAAGATTTCTACCCCAATTTTGTTGGGTAAGTTTGTTGAAGCTGCACCAGTTGAAGACGACCAGTACATCATTGAAACGCCTGAAGACGAATCGGCACCGGCACTCACAACGTCAATCCCTGCATACCCATTCCCTTACTTTCGCGGTGCGGCAGGTGGCGTGTTCAAGAAAGAACGTACGCCCGATGGTGAGGAGAAAGACGTTGAAATCTACCCATACGACCTATACCTGACAGAGAGGTACTTTGATTCGGACAAGTATGGCAACGGCGAAGGTGAGATGGTGGGACTGAACTTGCACATGAAGCAAGACGGTATCCGCAGGTTCTACGCCCCCGTGACTACCTTGTTCACTAAAGACAAAATGCGCGACTTGCTGATTAAAAACGGCGTAGTCGCATACGGCAAACACTTGGATGCAATCATGGCTTATTTTGCTTCGACACTACGTAAACTGCAATCGCAGTACGCTGCGAACAAAACTCGCAGCCAAATGGGATGGACACCTGACGGGCTTGGCTTCGTTGTAGGTGAGTTGGAATATACAGCGGCTGGCACTAAGCTAGCGCCCCCATCAAGCGGCACACGCGAACTTGCGGAATCATTTAAGGCAACGGGTACTTTGGAAGAGTGGAGCAAGATTGCAAACTTCTACAACCGTCCCGGCCTTGAGACCCACGCGTTGGCGTTGTTCTTTGGTTTTGGTTCACCCTTACTGAAATTCATAGGCCCCAAGCAAAATGTAAAGGGCGCTCAGATTCACCTGAAGCACAACGGCTCAGGCTCTGGCAAGTCAACCGCGCAGATGGTCATCAACTCCATCTTTGGGCACCCCGATACACTGCTGATGAAGAAGGAAGATACATACGCTTCCAAGATGCACATGCTTGGCATGATGAACAGCATCGCGTTTACTGTTGACGAGATTACCAACGAGAAGCATGAAGTGCTGTCTGACTACGCTTATGGGTTCACCTCAGGGCGAGGCAAGCACCGTATGGAAAATCAGGCCAACAAGTTGCGTATTAACAACACCACTTGGTGCAACATCACAGTCACGTCAGGCAATGCGTCTGTTGTGGACATGTTGCAGAGCGTTAAGAGCACGGCAGATGGTGAGCTTCGCAGGGTTCTTGAGGTGGCATTCCACACCTACGAAGGCGCTACCAAGGCTGAGATTGACGCAGTGTTTGGCAAGCTGCTGACCAACTACGGCGTAGCCGGTCCGGTGTATATCCAGTACATCATCGACAACCATGACCATGTGTTGAATATGCTGACCAAGATGCAAGAGAAGGTGGACAAGGCGCTTGACCTAGACCAGACAGACCGTTTCTATTCTTGTTTATTGACATGTGCCTTCGTTGGCGCGTTGATTGCCAAGAAGCTTGGCCTGATTGACATTGAGATTCCCCGCATCTATCAGTACGCATTAGGCGTGGTGGGCGAAGCACGTATTGCAAACCAATCTAACATCGGCAACTCCCTGACGATTGCACAAGAAACCCTTGGCGCTTTCATCAACGAGAACGTCAACAACGCAATGGTAGCGGCATATACCCCCAAAGGTGGCTTGCCCGAGCGCCCCGCGATGATGCCCAAAGGTCAACTGCGTATGCGGTATGACCCCGACACCAAGACGTTGGCTATCCCTGTGGCTGAGTTCCGCAAGTTCTTCACATCACGGCAGGTGGACGTCAGAGAAAGTCTGGCTAAACTGACTGCTGCTAAGTACTTAAAGTATGACGGTAAGTCACATCCAACTCGTATTGGTGCCGGTGCTGTGGGCGGTTTAAGCGGTATCGCAGTGCGCTGCTACATCTTTGATGGAGACGTAATTGGCATCGACGAAACGGCGTTCACGCAAGGCGAAGGCCAAGACACAATCTAAGCCAAAGCCTGTACCTAAACCGGTACCGAAGCTAGCGGACAATCTGCGAGTACTCACCCTTTGTGGGGTGGAGTACTTTATGCAGTGGGAGAAGTTGCTCGTTGGGGCATCGTTTTTTCTACCAACGACGGCAACCCCTGTGCAAGTACGAGCTGCCATTGCCCCCGCGTCTAAGTTTTTCAAGTTTAGATTTGAGGTACGCTCCCGCTGTGAATACGGGAGGTATGGTGCTCGTGTCTGGCGGGTTTACTGAGCCTTGCGGATTTCGTTTTTGGCTTCCCGCAGCCAACCGGTTAACTCAACTTCCATCTTTTTAATTTCGTTGAGTTCTGACTCACGCTCTTCCTTACTCATATCTGCAGCACCGTCGGGGCTGTTCAAGAATTTACGGTAAGCACGAGTGCGTTCAAGCTGCTCAAGCGTGGAGTTTATTGCAGACTCAAGCGCCAGTTCTTCTTGGTGCGCGTCAGCGTAGGCTTCAGCTCGTGCAATATCAGTCTTCATCAATTGACGCAGAGTGTTATTGGCTTTACCAACTTTCTCACGCTCGTCGTAAAACTCAGTCAAACTACGAGTGCCAATTGGGTCATACAGATAGTTGCTCAGCAGTGCGTACTTGTGCAGTGGGCGGTCGATTCGCGTTGGGTTCAGCAAGCTGTCTGTCATCATTGTCACAAGCGCGGCGGTAGAGCCAAAGTAGCCATTGAGCATGTTGTCAATCTGGATGGGTGATACGGCATCAACACCAATCACGTCACGGCTAAAGTTAGAGATAGCTTGTGCCAACTCAGACGTTCTAGACGTAGTCCGCATGCTAGGATCTTGCTGCTTTTGGTAGATACCTTCCAGTTCGCGCCCCGTGAAGAACGAGTAGTTTGTCCACGCTTCAATCAGTGGTTTGACCGCTTGTGGGATTGGCACAGTGCGCTCAATGTATTGCTCTGCCATGTACTTAGCAGATGCGCGGATGGCTTCCAGAGCAGTCTGCTCTTCAGGCGTACCGGAGCGACGCAAGTACTCAACCACGGTCTCAGGAATTACCTTGAAGATAGCGCCCAGTTCGCCCGGCACAGGGATCTTATACCCACCGGGGAGAATCCAGTTGCCGTTGCGAGTCCGCAAGTCCATGTCTTGGTAGTCTTCATCTTCTCCTGCAATCAGCGCATACAGGGCGCTCAACGCGGCCACAGTACCGGCACGACTCCAGAACAATTGACGGGCTTGAGCACGACCAACCGACGAGCTTGAGTCCTTGCCAGATGCTGCGCGATACAGAACGTCCATACCTTGCACGTAGGCGTTAAAGAACGGAATAGTGGCTGTGCCAACCGCAATAATTTCACTGGCTCCACGGCGTCGGAAGTTGATGAACTCACGGGCACGGGTCTGTGCCAACAATCTGTCGTTGTTGGTTTCTAGCATTGTTTGCTCGTAGATTGCTTTACGAACGGCCAAGTCAGATGCGCGAGTAATACCATCGAGTCGGTGCAAGATTGTGCCCAGTGTTTTAGACCCTGCAACTTCGCGTTCACGATAGCCTAAGTCTTTTAGTAACGAAACGGCAGGCTTGCCAGCCTCAAAGTCGTACTCACCAGTCAGTCCCAGCGCACCAAACTCCTTGACAATTGGATGCTGAATACCACGCAGCTCAGACACGGCCAGCTTGCCAAAGTTAGCCAATGACATACGCAGCAGCGCACCGGGGTTCTTCACACCAGATGTAAGCATCGCACGCTGCACGTCATCCGTTACCTGCTTCAATGCGAACGGTGGCAAGATTGTGACTGACTTACGCAGAATGTTAGAGAAGGCACCCAGTGTGCGCATGAACGCCATTTTGGGTGGGTTAAGGTCTTGGAAAGCGGCAGCGTCATATTCGGATGGCAGTTCCCAATACATTAGCTCGCCGTTGACATACGCTTTGGCGGTCTTGCTTGCCGTGCCGGGGCTACCGCGTGTGAACTTGGCGAAACCTAAGTCTTCCAAGGCGCGCAGTGTTTGGATACGAGCATCGTTCTTCATCACTTGGCCGACCATCCAGCCCATGGTGTTCAAGTAGTTTTCAAACACATTGCCAACTGGACGATCAAACGAACCAACCAACTTGGGGTCTTTGGTCAATGCCAATGGCGAGCGACCGGTTGTGCGCTTAACAGCAGAAAACTTTTCAGAGAAATCATCAATGCGGTCAAATGGCACATAGCCCACTACCGACTTCCACTCAGCAGCAGTTTCTTTAGATAGGCGACCTACGTCAACCATCTTGTCAATCAATGCGAGACGCGGCTTGTCCATTGCCTCATTCATCTTGGCATAAATTGGATCGGAGTTGTATTCCGCAACCAAGACCGCACGGTCTCTGTCATTAATCTGCTTGGGGAAGTCCGGATTAACCTTGAGCACTTCGTCCAAACGCTTAGCTTCCACCACACGACTTGCAAATTGTTCGGCTTTTGTTTTGGTGCGGCCTGTCTTTTCACCCCATGCGTAGATGATGTCAAACACATCCATTGGAGCGCCGTCACTCAGGGACTCGACACGGTATTGGCCTGTAGTTTTGTCCTTGGTCAGGGCGCCTTTTTGGAAGTACTCCAGCAGAAGTTTGCTGTAATCCTGTGCCTGACGATACAGACCCATTGGGTTAAGTTTGCCCATTGAATCACGCACTGCACCGTTAAAGGTACGGCTAAACTTCTCTTCAATAGCGGCAGCCGAGTCTGCCACCGCCACGCGGAACTTAACTCCTGCAGAGGGGTCGCCTTCTTTCTCGACGCCTTTGATTAGCCCTTTGAGCCCGCGCTCATTTATGGGTGTCAGTGGCCCCATACTATTCACAACGTCTTGCGGTGTGTAGGATGTAGAGAACAACTCTTTGACTTCGCCTTTGGTGGGGGCGGTTTTAGCCTCAGATACGAACGAACTCTTGGCAATTGCTAGGATGTCCTGCGCCGATAGGTCTTTGATACCAAAGCTTGTGCCCAACGCTTTGTTGAGCGATGTGACGATTGCATTTTTAATTTGACCCCACAAGACTCGCAGGGGGCCAACCTTTGGCAGCGTGCCAGCAGCTTCAGACAGCGCCATCTCTTCGATGAAGTAGGCGACCATTTCGTCACGGCCCACGCCTCGTTTGAAGTCGGACATGGGGATGCGTTTGTACGCGGTCTGCGCCATCTTAGCTTCGGTAGAGCCATCGCCCTTTGCAACCATGTCCAAGATACGGTCAATGACGGCGTTGTATTGTTTCTTCCCGAGCAGTTTCTCCATGCCAAGGTGGGCACCAACTTCATGCAGTGCTACCGCCATCGAGCTACCGGATGGGATGCCATTTGCATACAGCGTAACCTTCTCGCCGTCGTAAATACCACCGATCTTTTTGCCTGATGGATGCGCTTCTTCCAGCACAACTTTGCCTGACTGCACCATGCGGCGCAGTGCTGTGCCCAACACACCCTTAGAGTTCTTGACTTCATCTTTCAGTGCGTCAAGTGATTGACCGTCAGCTTTGGCAACAGAGCGTAGCCCCTCAACACGGGTCAGAAATTTGTCAACGTAGTCTTCATTGCCTTTACGATCTGCAGCGGACGCGTTCATCGTTGGGTCATCCAACGCATCCATGTTTTTCTCAGCCTGCTTGCGGGTGGCGGCTGGTATGGACTCGTCGTCGATGATGTCTTGCAAGCGAGTGTGTCGACTTTTTACAGACTTAGGAGCCTCAGGAGCAGGCGGTGCTTTAATCTCTTTGGCAGGGGCAGCTTTAGGAGCTGGCTTAGCAGCTTTCGTTGGTTTTTCAACAGGTGCGGCAGGGGCAGCAACAATAGGAGCAGGAGTAGGAGTAACAGGTGCATTTAGTGTAGGCTGAGCCTCTCCCGTAACATCAACTCCCTCGCTAACAGGTTGTCCAGCAGGTGCCAATCGGAGTCGGTCAGGTGCTGCAGGTGTTCTGGCGGGGGCGGATACTCTGGCTCGGGGTTGTACAAGTTCGGCGCTGGTAAGCTCACTAGGTACTCCCACGCTTGGCTCACCTCGTCCGGGCTGAGGTCTTGGCTTAGGCAGATTCGTCTTGGTAGGGGTCGGGACACGGGTTTCCTCCTTAAAGCCTTCAGGTACGGGCGCAGTCAAGTATTTCAATATCTGAGCGCGAGAGCCTGTACCCAACAGCAAGTCTGGGTTATTACCAACAAGTACTTGGATTTCCGCAGGGGTTTTGCCAATTACATTTTGCTCCATCCACTTTTGGGAAGTACGCATGGGAACGCCGATGTCTTCCAAGTCCTGCATGGTGATTTCTGTTGGGCGGGCAGGGATAGGCAGGTTGCGATTTACGTTTCTATCTTCAGGCACGGTGCGCAATGGCAACCGATACTGGCCGCCTTTACGCTCTTGTTCTTTTTGCGCAATATCCGCAGCTTCTTGGTCTTGTGTTTCCTGCAGCCTGCGGCGGGCTTCTTCCTGCTGTATAGATATCGTAGGTCTTGGCTGCTCCATCTCCGCAGCTTCAGGCCGGACTACGTCAATTTCGGGGAACAAACTCGCTTGTGCAGGCTGTTGTGACAGCCCGGGGAATTGTTCCTGCAACTCTGCTTGCGCTTGTTTTTCTGCACGAATACTTGCAACTTCCTGCTCGTGCAGGCCCAAGACCATATCGTTTAGTTCGGCAACACGGGCCTTGACTTCAGGAGTTTGTGGCTGTTGTTTGAGTGTTTCGCGCTCTTTGACAATATCTGCGTAGTCACGCTGGAAATCTAAGCCTAGTCCAAGTTGTTCACCTTGGGGCGCGGCAGGCGTAGGCTGGGCAGCGGGCTCTTCTTTAGGGGTAGGCACACGCTCACCCATTTCCGCTTCGCTAAACAAGGCACCTTGCGTACCTACGGGCGCTTCGGGGGCTATCTGCGGGCCGGGCTCAGCAGGGGGTGGAGGTGTTGGCGTTGAGGGTTTCTGTGCGCGACGTCCGGGAATTGCCATATCCAGCAACACACTGGCTAACGCACCAACACCAGCGCCGTATGCGCCTTCTTCTCCAGAGCCTTCAAGCAACGCTTGACTGGGTTTATATACGCCTTTGGCAATAGCGTTTTGGGCGATGGCTTGCGCAGCTTCCGTAGCGCCTTCAACTCCACCGGACATTAACGCCCTGCGGACAACACTCAAAGACTTACCGACACCGCCGGGAAGAGCTGCAAGGGCCATATCAATGGCTGTATCAAACCCACCGGGAAGAGTGCCTAAAGCCGTAGCTTTGCTGCGTTGTTCTGCAGTAGCCCCTTCGCCCTCTGCACGAGTGCGTGCTTCACCAGCGCCTGATGCCAAACCCATACCGATACCGGCAGCGATACCGGGGGCACCCATAAAGGCTAATGGAACGGCAGGGACGATTGAGCCTAAGCCCTCACCAAGTCGACGACCTACGGACTCTTCATACCCAGCGGCGGCAGTGAATGGCTGTTTGGCAGATGTGGCTACAGACTTGATTTTCTCACGGGCGGTTTTCTCTATGTCCTCTGGCAATAATGCAGAGGCACCGGTTGCTGCGCTTTCAACCAGCCCAACAGCACCGGGCAGAACGCCCTTGACCAACTCTTTAACGTTGCCCAGAACTGTTTGTTCTGGTTTTGGTGTTCCAGCCTCGGGGTTCTGCGCAAGAACCGCTTGCGCCACCTCCGCATCACTTGCCCCCGGCGGGCCCTCAATTTGGTACGTTTGTCCGTTTGGTGCTGTGATGCGATACAGTGGCATGTTGCGTCTCTATTTAACGACTTGGGCTTTACCCCAGCCGGAGGTACTGGTTCCGCCGGGGCTTGCTGCGCCGGGGGCTGTTGCCATTGTACTAAGCCCAGCCATTTTTGCAATCTCAGCATTAACAGCGGCCAATTGGCGGCGCAAATCATCACCGGCTTTACCCATCATGCGGGGGTCTTTTAGCTGGTCTTTTAGGCTGGTTTGCAATGCCTTAAGTTCATTTAACTGTTGTTTATCGCCAGCTCCTGATCCAGCCACACGACTGGCAGCCCTACTTGCTTCAATTTCTTTTTGAGTTTTTATCCGCATCATCTCAATAGTCATTTGCTGACGCTGCTCGATTTCTTTGTCCTCAGACAAACCAAGAGATTTAGCGATGTCTTTGCTTTCAGATTTAACTCTGTCTTGCTCAGTTTTGGTAAGGTTAAACAAGCCAAGTCTTTCGTTGTATTCGGCTTCTTTCTTCTTGGAACCAATGTCAAGAATCCTATCAACCAAAGCATCTTGTTGGGCTTGACGTTCTTTTTGCAATGCCTTTACTCTGGACGCGCCTTTGGCTCCAGACTCCATCCAGTTGCGGCCCCCGCCCTCTGCAATTGCACCCAAGTACTCCATCAAAGAATCAAAACCGGGTTCTGGGTTTTTTAGGCGCTCTTTGCGGGCTTTAAGTTCGGCGGCCATTTCGTCATAGACAGAAAGATCTTTACGGCCAACTTCTTGTAAGAATTTCTGCTTGTATGCCTCGGGATCAAATTTTTGATTTTCAGCAAGCATTTTTCTTTCGTAGTCGCGGCCAACGCCCACTGATGGCAGACTAGCCAAACCGCTTGGCATGGGCGCGCTATCTACACCGCCAGTAGTTGCACGAGACGGTGCGGGTCTAATGTCGTCAGGAGAAGTTCCCACTATTGGCTTTCTGGGTACTAAATCAGGGTTAGTGCTTTGTCCCGTTTGGGGTTTAACAGCAGCCAAGCGTTTGAGTTTCTCGGATTCTGCATCCAAGGTAGCGGGAGGTGTAGCTGCCGCCGGTTTTTCTTCCCGATCACCCGCAATACCTAACAGACCCATTAAGCCACGAAGACCGCTGCCACTAAATGCTTTCATTACACTAGCGCCGGGCATAGCGGCCAATGTATTGCTTAAATTTCGCTCAAACTCACCGGACATACGGCCCGTAGAGGCAGGGGCTTCTCTGCCGCCGGTTGGGATTTGCGACATCAATGCCTGACGACGAGCTTCATCTTCTGCTTCTGCAAGACGTGCGGCTTGTTTACGCGCAACATAGTCGGCACCTTGTTGTTGCAAGGTGTACTGTTGGAGCTTTTTCTTTACGTCTTCGTCCTCAACGCGGCTTTCATCTTCACCGTTAAATGCAACGATACCGCCACCTGCATAGTGGCGACCAAGATTAGACATAAGCTGCGCGATGCTTCCTCCGCCAGCGGCCATAACGGGTTGTCCTTGCATGGGTGGTTGACCTTGTGGCATAGGTGGTTGTCCTTGTGGGCCTTGAGGCATACCTTGTGGCATCTGTGAAGGTTGAGCTTGTTGTCTTTGTTCAGCACTTAACATCTGGCGTAGCTTTTCTACAACAGACGGCTGAGCACCGCCAGCCTGCATAGCTTGTTGGTTCTGCGCACTGTTACGCAGCTCAGTGATTTTCTGAAGTGCAATGGCTTCTTCCAGATCGGGCGGAATGGCTCCGGGCGGTTGACCTTGCTGAGCCTGTTGTACTTTGGCCTGCAAGGGCTGTGGGTTGCCCTTAAACGCATCAACAAGTTGTTCAATACCCATGATAATTCCTTCTGATAACTGTGCTCATTTTATTGAAATTTCTCTTAGCGTCTACGGAGAAGATTTACTAAACCGCCCTTGGCAAACATTTGGTTGTAATACCGGTCATCCAAATCTCGGCCATAGCCTCCAGAACGCCCAAACCCACCTGTGCCGTCAAACTGGAATGTTCCCTGATTTTGCTCTTCAGAAAAGTCCTGAGTTGGTGGCGGAGCAGAAGGCGGAGGCGGCGGTGGTGGCGGTGGTGGCTCAGGAGGCGGTGGGTTATACGCATAAGACGGTTCTTGCCTTGGCGTAAACATAGGCTCAGGCTCAGCAGGGCGTGCCGCCGCCGCAGCTAAACCACCAGCCAAACCTAAACCTAAACCCAAGCCCCCGCCGCCATCCGAAGACGCGGCGGAATCTACTTTGGGGATCCGGACCCTCCAAGACCCAAAGTTTTAAGTAACTGATTCACAGTCGTCGCACCACGAGCCGCATTGGTAAGAGCGTCTGGCTCCGGCATTGAGTAGTTAGTTGCAGAAATTGGCAAGCCTTGGAGCATGGACTGCTGGAACTGAAGCATCTTGTATGGGTTGGCACGAGCTTCTTCAAACGCAGCCTTGTCCGCTGCAATACCTTCAGCTTCAATACCACGCTGAGTAGCGCCAAGACGTGACTGTTCTTGCAACTGAGCCAAGCCCAACTGACCACCAGAAATACCCAAGTTACCTTGCGTCTGTGCAGCCTGCAGACCGGTCTGAAGACCTTGTAGACCCAAGTTTGCACCAAACTGACGGGATTGCTCGGATGCTTGTTGAGCGGCTTGACCGTACTGAGCAGCTTGCTGAGCCGCAGTCATAGACTGGCCTTGGTTGAACTGACGTGCAGCTTCTTGAGCTTGCTGTGCAGACATACCGTACTTAGCCATCATGTCAGCGGCGGTCATACCCTGAGTAGCACCGAATTGCTTAGACTGCTCAGATGCCTGCTGTGCCTGCATGTTACGGGCTTGGTCAGCATTGAACTGAGACATAGCATTCTGGAACGCAGTGTCATAACCCTTACCAGTAATACCAGCTAGGTTAGTGCCAAGGTTACGTTGGTTCTCTGCGGTCAAAATAGCGCTACGGCCACCACCAAAAGCACCGGCCTTGGTCATCGCGGCTTTGTTTGCTTGCTCGCTAATGTTTGACTGACGGCGAGCCTCTTCCAGCTGTGGGTTCAAAGAAGCTTGCAAGTACGGATTCATGTACTGTTGGGCTTGCTCTTGACCAAAAGTACCTGATTTAAACGTTGTACTTTGGTACGGGTCGGGTGCTTTGAACTGGTTTGTAAACTGCGTGGCAGCAGAGAGTTCTGGTGCTTTGAACTGGCTATCAAACTTTGTTGGATCGTAGCTTATGCCTTGAGCCTTGGCAGCAATATCGCCCGCAGTCTGCGTAGCTTGACCAACACTGCTGGGCACAGACAGATTACCTGCCGCTTGGAATGCTTGCTGTTGTAGACCGGAAGCGCCAGCCGATAAAGGGCCGCCATACTGTTGATATGGGGCACTAGCCAAAGCCTCAGCTTTACCAAGCATGTTAGGCACATAGTCACCAGTCCAGCTTGCAAGTGTTTGCTCCGAGCCTGTTACGCCAGCGGGCAAAGCGCCACCAGTTTGATATCGCTTAACTGATCCGCCTTCGGCATAAGCATTTGCCAAACCACCGGGCATGAACTTGTCGGGGTTAATCTTCTTGCCTTGTTTCTTTGTGCCGGTACGGGCTTGACGAATCTTGTCCATCATGCTGTACAGCTTCTTAGCTCCGGCATCAGAATTGCCGTTGCCCAAATGAGACACAACATCCGCAGGGACAACAAACTCGCCGTGGCTTAACGCGGCAGGTTGATCGCGGCCAATACGTGCTGGAATCTTATCAGCCATACCATCAGTCTCCCCTTGCAGATATCGAGGGCTATCTACGTTACCGCCCTTAGCGTACTGAACCTCATCTTCGTAGAAAGAAGGGTTAAACATTGGCTCTTCATACACTGGCATTTCATACTCTGGTATTTCGCCACGAAGACGATCAAACTCAGCTTGAATTTCTTCTTCGTTTAACTGATTTGGAAGCTGCCGCAGTAGATTGGCTCTAATCTGTTCATCAATCCCAGCAAATTCATCTGGTGTTCCTGCGGGTGTGGTTGGTTCTCCAGTCCTACGAGTGCTTCCACCTTGATTGCTTACTGGAGCGCTATCGCCCATTCCTTTAAAAATAGACGCAATGTTGCTAATCCCACCGGGCTTACTAAGATAGTTGCCAAGCAACGCAGCCAATCCAGCGCCACCAGCTACTTTGGCTACGTTTCCTAAATCAAAACCGCCGCCTCCACCACCGCCACCAGAAGACGTGGAAGGAGATCCGGGTTGACGCACGTAATTTACATCCCCGCCGTAGTTAACACCACCAGCACCGGGACGGCTGCCAGCGGGAGGAGCAGTCACCATATTGCGCTCTGCGGTGAACTTGGGAATGCCACCTTGGTATCCAATCTTCTGTCTGTTGGGTGCAAAAGCACCAAGGCCGCCAGCTAAGCCACCACCAAGAACGGCAACACGGCTTGCTATATCTTTACCAGAAAGATTGCTTCCAAAAAGATCGTTGATGGCGTTGGTAATGCCTGAGCGATTTAAAAGATTGTAGTCTCGTTCAATGTCACGATTGCTGGGAGAATCTGCATTACTGTATTGCGAAGTACTTCCGGGGGAGATGCCAATTAGTTCATTAAGGTTAAACGGTTTATCATTAGTCCCGCCTTCTGGAACCTTTTTTCCGTAATCGCTGCCATATACACCTTCTAAAATCGGGCCCATATTAACTCCTCAAAATTTGTAACAAAGTGTCAACGTCAGTACTGTTTACGCGACCACCATTAGAAAACTCGTCATCCCCAGAATCTTGCTCCTGCTGCATCCCTTGCATTGGCATCGGCATCCCTGAGAAACCGTCACTTGCCCCAAGCGCAGAAGGCGGAATGTAACTACTGCCAAACAAATCTTCCCCAAACAGCTCTTTGTAAGATTTTATCTTAGCGCCCTCAGTCTTGTCACTCATCATCATGTTCAACAAGGCGTTTTGTTGCTGTTGCTGTTGATTAGCTAAGTTGGTTATTGCATCTACCGCAG